GAAACCACGTTAGATCTTTGGTTTGGTGATGTGGCTGAAAATCTGCCACAGCTTGGCGATTATATGAATGATAAAATTGATGCCTGGTTTTTAGATGGTTTTGCCCCGAGTAAAAACCCCGATATGTGGAACGAGCAGCTTTACCAGCAAATGTTTCGTTTTACCAAACCACAAGGCACCTTTGCGACATTTACTGCGGCAAGTGCGGTTAGAAAAGGCTTAGAAAATGCAGGCTTTAATATTACGAAACGAAAAGGCTTTGGTAAAAAGCGAGAATGTCTTTCTGGGCAAAAAACTTACGAAAAACTGACCGCACTTTCAGCACCCTGGTTTCATAGTCAGCCAGCCAATCTAAACAAGCAAGATATTGCCATTATTGGTGGTGGAATTGCTTCGCTTTGTACAGCCATTTCATTGGTTAAACGTGGGGCTAAAATCACAATTTATTGCGAAGATGAGCAAACCGCTCTCAATGCATCCGGCAATAAACAAGGCGCTTTTTATCCGCAACTGAGCGATGATAACGATCGCAATATTCGTTTTTATATTCATGCCTTTGCCTATGGTCATCAATTCCTACAATGGGCAATTCAGCACAAAATCGAATTTGAACATGAGTTCTGTGGTGTCGCGCTTTGTGCTTACAATGAGAAAACAGAAAGTAAATTAAATAAAATCGCTGAGCTGAATTTGCCTTCTGATTTATATCAGTCCTTAAGCCAAACTGAATTAAGCGAAAAAGTAGGTTTACCGTTACCTTTTGGTGGTGGTTTTATTCCTCAAGGCGCTTGGCTTGCTCCTCGTCAGTTAGTTCAGCATGCATTTGCCTTTTTGGAGAAACAAGGCGTCCAGATTAAAACATCACAAAAAGTAACCGCACTTTCTCAAACAAAAAATGGTTGGCAAATCACCACAGCTGAAAATGAAACTTTCTGCCATGAAGTGGTTGTTTTAGCAAATGGGCATAAACTCACGGAATTCGAGCAAACACAAAAACTCCTACTCTATCCTGTCCGCGGACAAGTGAGCCAAATTCCGACATCAGAAAACTTGCTTAAACTCAAAACCGTGTTGTGCTATGACGGCTATCTTACGCCAGCAGATCAAGCAAAAACCAGTCATTGTATTGGCGCAAGTCATGTTCGTGATAATGCGACTCGTGAATTTAGCCTAACTGAACAACAAGAAAACCAACAAAAAATTCAGCAAAATATCCCTGAAGAGTGGACAAAAGAAGTGGATACATCGGGTAACCTTGCTCGAATCGGCGTGCGTTGTTCAGTACGTGATCTCACCCCAATGATGGCGGCTGTTCCTCATTTTTCTGCTCAGCAAACACAATATCAAAATTTGTTTAATTTACGACGCCGTAAACAACCAGTAGAACAAGCTGAAAACTACCCTAACCTCTATTTAATCGGCGCATTAGGCTCACGAGGATTAACCTCTGCGCCACTTTTGGGTGAAACACTGGCTTCCTTAATTTATGGCGAGCCCTTACCAATGAGCGAAGATCTGATTCACAATTTGATGCCAAACCGCAGTTGGGTCAGACGCTGGTTGAAAGGTGCAGAGGTGAAATAAAAAAAGTGCGGTTAAAATCAACCGCTGTTGCCGTTCGCGAATTTTGAGAAACGTAACCGCTAAATGTGAGAAATTTAAAACACTTCAAGTTTCTCATTTTTAGCGGTTAAAATCCACGAATTTTGAGAAGTAAAAACGCCCTTTAAATCATTATTAAATGGCGTTTAAATTTTAAGTATTAAAACTTATAAACCATGTTATCTTCATACTTGCCGGAATAACTCGCCGAAGCCTTAACAACAACGCGCTCGGAGTTGTAAAAAGCCTCCCAATTATCAACCTTATCTTCTACCATATACTCGATAAAGCGAACAAATTCGCTCTTTGTTGAGCTAAAGAATACATAAGGAGGGCGCGTGAGGTTGATTAATCGGAGGAAGTCGATTAAATCAAAGTACGTCGCCTGTTTATAGCTTTCCTGGCGGGTGCATAAATATGGTGGATCTAGAACAAATAAGGCCTTAGGGTCGCTGCTAAATTTAGGTAAAAGAGTGTGAAATGACTCGCGCATAATATCAAGCCCGTCTAAATATCCATCTGCTTTCGGATAATCAGACTGTCTAACACAATGCCAAAAATCGTTCTTAAATAAGTCATCTAGTGTTGCCACTTGCTCGCCGCTAAATAGAAGCCAGCTCGCTAGACTATTCAGGTCAATATAACCTTTGAAATTTTGAATGATTTTGATGCATTCTGCCTTACAACCCTTCGACAATCTTTTGTTTTTTTGCGTAGCATTACCGACTACCGAGTAAAGCATCGAACGAAGTGCATTAATGTCGTCAATATGTGCCAATCGCTCAGCATACCCATCGAAGTCGTTATAAATTACGCGTGCTTTAGGCTTGAGTTGTTTAGCAGCGTGGCTTAATAAACCGCTCCCGCCAAATGTATCAATAATAGTCCAACCCTCACCATCGCCCGGAATCTGCTCGTTCAAAATCGCTTTAAAGTGCTTTAGAAACATCCGTTTTTGACCGGTAAACGGCAGAGGAGCTTGCTTAAACATAACTACTTCCTTTGTTTGTTTGTTACCAATTTTCATACTGTTATCCTTTTTTAAAAATTGCTGCCAGTTGATTTGGGCTAAAACGCCAACCTTCATCGCTGTTATAAATTGCGTTAAAGCACCATTCTGAGCAAAAATATTTGCTTCGTTTTTGCTTAATCCCAAGAACAACTCCTAACGCGCCCCACCAGTCATATTTAGCGCCTGCTGTGCGGTTGAAATAAGATTTAATCTGCGCCTCTGTTACATTATCAAGGCAAATCAAATCCCACTTGTCTGCTTCAGGTAAATCAATCTGCTTACATCGAACGCCACCATCGCGAACCGACGCGGAATAACAATCAAACATAACTCGGTGCTCGTAATGGTCGCCTTGAGTAAATTCCAACCGCTCAATAGCTATCTCGCAGTGTGAGTATTGGCCTTTTGTAAAAAAGCGTGTTACCGCATCGGCCAAGGCTTTAAAAGGCTCTTTTAGAAAGCTGCGTTTGTATTTATAAAACGCAAGATAAATACGGTTAGCCATTGTTATACGCCTCCATTAAGTGATCCATTTGTTTGATGATGTCATCATAGATTGACTGCATTTGCTCAAGTTTGAGATTAGGTGCTTTGAGCTCATACTTGCGCATGCGCTGGTTAGCCAGCTCAACCAGTAGTTTCTCAAGCCCAGCAGCTTGCATTAAGATAAGATTTGTCGCAGCCTTATTATCCAACCCAGCACGTAGAGCAAAATCGGTGATATAACGACTACAGTCCCCTTCATAATTTGCGGATTTGTAGGCTTCAGCTGCTGCTTGACGTTCACGGTATTCGCTTTCAAACCGTGTCCACGTGCTGTAAATTGTTGCAGCGTGGCTGTCAATTTGCTCGATTAAACGGTTACGTTTTTCTGTTAAAAGTGCGGTAAGTTTTTCGGGTGGTATTACCCATGCTTTGCCGTCCCACTCAGAAAGCTCGCTTTCGGGCTTAACCACCGTGTACCCATCAGGGATTGAGCCAAACTCACTAATTACCAACGATTCTTTTGTTGTTGTTGAGTACACTGTTTCACCAATATGGTTTTCAATGTATTCCCACGCTTCGCCTGTCCATTTCGCGACAAAGCCTTTTTTATCTTCTGGTGGATCAATATCAACACAACCGGCAGGCATTAAATAAACACCATTATCTGCTTCTTCGGGGGATAAATCCGCGTCCGTTTGTCCAGCATAAATGCCTTGCTCATCTAATTGGCATACTTTTTTTGTTAATGGGTAAGTCATGGTTTATCCTTAGTATTTAATACAAGCTAATAATGCGACGTTGCGCGGTCTGTTTTCGCTTGCGGTTGGTACCACTCTTGATGCATCAAAATCAAATGATACAGATTGCTCGCCCCAGCCGCCCTGGTCTCCTGACCATTGTCTTTGTTGATACGTTGTCCCTATTGCACCAGACGCAATCATCTTGCCCTCAAGTACTTGGTTACCGCTGCCCATAGCGGAGCCATCTAATTTACCTGTAATATTACGGATAGCATCGCCTTGAGCAGTCCCCAATCTGCGCCCTCTATCAATATTTCGCCCATCATCTAGGCCGCGTAAAAATTCGCCGCGTAAATCAGGTAAGTTAAAAGTAGTTCGGCCGTCGCCTGCGCCGAATGTTGTCCCTATTGCAGCAAATAGTGCGGCGTATGTTGTACGGGATACGGCTGCACCATTTGCTTTGAGCCAACCACTAGGCGGCGTTGTCCGAGCAAAAAATGCGACCTCACCAACAACCTCGTCCTGCTGGATAGATTTGTTAATAGATCTACCACTTGACGACAGCACATCATTAGGTGAGACAAAATCACCATTATGCTCAAAAGCCCAAGTTTTGTTTGAGCCATTATCCTCAATAAGATGGATAATCCCTCGCCCAAAGCCATCACCTGCACCTTGCTTGGTCGTGTAACCAAATGAAAATCCAGCACCATAACGTCCTCTTGACCGCACCAACCCTTTGACAAATGGATGATATGTATCACGGTCTTGCGACCCTGTAGTCTCAACCATAAACGGTGCGCCGCTAGTGTATTGCTGAGCGTAGGAACCGAAACCAAATTGAGAAGAAGCAATGCCAGACGTGCGTAAAATGCCCGTTATCGTATCGCCAAGTTTGCTTACCCAGCGATTTGCTGCATAAAGCACTTCATTCGTCTTCTTGTTCGCAATAACAAGATTTCCATCGGTTTGAAATACAAAGTTATAATTGCCAATTACAACACTTTTACTATCGACGTTGTTTAGCGGCAAGGCGGCATTTGCAGTTTGTTGTGCATTATCAGCGGCGTTTTTTGCCTGATTCGCACTTGTTTGTGCCGCATTAGCTTTTGACACCCCATCATTTGCTGTTCGTTGCGCTGCATTTGCCGCTGATTGCGCATTATTAGCTCTGTTTATGCCATCATTTGCACTACTCTGTGCATTATCTGCGGCAGTTTTTGCATCCGCCGCTTTATCGTATGCTATTTTCACCGCTTTTGGCGTTGCTGCATCTTGTTCGCTATCACTGGCGGTTTGCGAATTAAGCTTAACAATGCCTTTGTCAGATATGGATGCTAAAGGGAGTTTATGGCTATGCCCAAAACCATCTGCTGTACTTGTGCTATCTGCAACTAAATCTTTCGGTGTGGATTTCTTACCAAATAGCTCCAATGTCTTTTTAAGCCATAATGTACGATTGGCGAGTTGTCTAATGGGTTTATTTGTAATGCCATTCTCACCGCCAAGCACAGGGTCGCTTTCTTCAATTTGATAAACTCCGTCTTCCCACTTTTCTTGTTCTTTTAAATTAGCCATAACTATCCTTTAAATGAGGTTTAAATCTAGTTTGAACCGTGGTTATAACTGCCGTTATAACGGGCTTTGTTGTTGTAACGTAGCGGTACGGATTTATAATCCAGTACGGCTAATGTGCAACGTGCTGGGGCGAAATTACGTAAAATCTTACGTAGTTGTTGCGCTTGGTCATTAGTAATCGGTTGATTTAGTCGAATGGCGTAATAAGCCCATTTATCACTTAACGGTATCGTCTGCACAAATTTATGTTCATAAGTCCGTGCTTTTAACCCTTCATCGATTTCAATTTCGCCAAAGCCTAAGTGGCGCAACACTTCACGAATCGACCAAGGTGTACCTTTGTAGCGGTGCAGTTCAATAGCTGCTTTAATTAAACTTCGTTTTGAATGGTCGTTTTCTGCTAAAAATGCACCGTCGTAACCTGTTACACTCCATTTTTCAGCGAGTAACGGGATAAATTCATCATCAAGCAATTCGACCAAGGTCGTCATCACCTTGCTTTTATCCAACGCATTCATGCGCCCGCTTAAATCTGCCAAGGCTTTGTATTTGGCTTCACGTTCAATCACATCCGCATAAGTCAAATTAGCCATTGCTACGCTCCGGTGTAACTTCAATATTGATAGCAGTGCAGTTTGCCCATTCGGTTTCACCTACGATGATTTTTGCCGGGGCAATCAGATTCACGTCATACACGCCATCGACACGCAATGCGCTGATAATGGCAGACGGCACAACGTCAATGCCGAGTTTTTTGGTTTTATCGGATAAATACAACTGAAGCGCATCACGGGATTTGGTTTTCACAATGTCTTCGCGGTAGCCGTCGAGTAGCGTTAATGTGGCATTGATTTGGTAATCACGCTTAGTCGGTGCAATCACTTCGACGGTATCGCATAACGGACGGCGGCGTTCCGGGCTAACGTATTGCTTTACATCATTAAGCAAACGACTGTCTGGCAAGCCTGTTTTTGTGAGCACGGTAATGCGCACTAAACCGCCACGTGGATTAGACACATTCACATCGGCGATGTCTTGCGATACAGCGCGGGTGTGATAGTCGTAAGCGGCGATGGAGCCGCAACTAGTGAAAGCTTCAGGAGCGGCAAGAATCCGCTTGCGGTAGTCGTCATCTTCTTCACGCGCTAAACCACCACTTGGCACATCAATGTTGGTGACAGTGATTTCGCCCGCAAAATTGACCGCACTTTTTAGTGTTTTTACGCGCCCAAGCTCCCAACCATTGCCAGCAGTACCGGCTTTATTGCAAGTAGCTTCAATTTCGACGTAAGCGATAAGCGGTGTAATCACATCATCATTCAGTGTAATAAATTCAATTTCATCGCTAACGGCAACGCGCGTGCCTTTCGGGATTAAAACGGACGGATGATCACCTTTAATACTAAAGCGTAGAATCGTGCGAGCCGGTTTATCCAGCAAACGATAGCAACCAAAAGTTTCACCGCATAAATCCAAAGCAAGTCCCGTGGCGTATTGTGGAAATGTTTGGCGAAAGGCTTCGTTAATACCTTGGCGCGCTAGGCTCTCACGCAGTGCATACACGTTGATAAGTAAACGTTCAATGTGTGCTGGTTGTAAGATTTTGCCGGTACGTTTTTCATACTGCGCAATAGCGTCGCGCAAAATGCTTTCTACGTTGTCATCAACGACTTTCACATCATATCTATTCATTGGGCGACCCTCGTGACGTAAATTTCGCGATACACATCCTCGGTAAGTGACCAATAAATCACAAATTCAAAGTGCGGAGCCATGCCATCAACGTCCACTGAATCAATGTTGATCCGTTTTTCCCAACGTTGCAGAGCAAGTGTGATTTCCCGCACGATGTTGGGAATGGCAATGTCTTCGGGCTGGTCGATATATTGAAAGTGATCGGAGCCGAATTCAGGACGCAACACATCTGTTCCTTTCATCGTGGAAAGAATATGGTCAATGCACTGATGAATGTCATCAACACCTTGCACCGCTTGAGAATCAAGACTTGGTGCAAGTTGCCAGTGTGTTGTAAGGAGTGTGTTTTGTGTGTTCATAGCCTTGATGATACAAGGCTATGCTGAAGAGTGCTTTTAAAGCGATTTAAAGAAGTGGGCTATTCCGGAAGGCCTGTTTTACCGCCGGAGTCGCCTGGGTGTTTGTGAGTACCAAGCTCAATAGAGCCTTGTTTAACTTTTGGAGCAGCTACTTCTGTACCGGACGTAATTTTTCCTGATACGGCTAGTTTTCCGCTAATTGATGTATCTGCATTGATTTTCACACCGCCACCAGCGGTCACGGTAACGCTACCGCTTGTGTTGATATTAATCTCGCCACTTTTACGATTGTGCGAAATCACTGTCCCGTTTGTGAACTTTTTTACCCACATATTGTTATCATTCGCCGGAGCGGTGTCTTTCTCGTTGTAAATTGCGCCCAATACGCAGCCACCTTCCCCGCGCGCATCAAGTAACAATGCCACCAATTCGCCCTCATCAGGCAGGCAATAAAACTGATTGCCGCCAGCATTAGGCGTTAAATAAGACAACCAGGCTGTTTCTAAATCTTCAAGTGCGGGGATTTTGCACCGCACTTTATGGTTCGCGGCATCAACCGCTGAGACAATGCCTTCTTGATAAGTTGCACCAAAGTCATGCGTTTTCATTTATTCCCCCGCTTTATTTTCCGTTAGTGCGCCTGTGCTAAGCAAATCATCCGGGATAAACTCTAGCATTCGCACATCAATACTTGTGGTATAGCCGCCACCCCGGGTAATACTATGCCGGGATGATTTTATTAAATATTTCCCACTAAAAATGCCAAGGTTGCGCAGTAATATTGTGCTGCCGGCCACGAGCTTAGGATTGCCGACCAGCATGATATTTCCCGCCGTTTGGTCGTCATTTTGCTCTGCCAACGCCGCATCAGCTCGTGCATCAATTTGCTCCTGTGTTTCCCCACGGGTAACAATCTTCAACGTGTCCCCGCTTGCTGCCTTGGCTTGCTTCATCTTTTCGCGCAACGGCTTTGCTTTTTTACGCTTTTTGATGACTTTCTTTCCTGTGGCATCATATCCACTCACGTCAACTTCCTTGGCCGTATCCTTGATTCTATCGCGCAAGGTAATCGATATCGTATCTCGCTCTTCAAGCGACACCACGGCTTCTTCTTTGCCTAGCTCGTCTTTATCCGTGAACACAAGCTGATCACCCACTATCTTAAAGCTGTGATGATATTCTCTTGCCAATCTTGCCAAAAACTCAACATCACGCTCTTGATATTGCGTCACGCGCTTAACCGGAATAGGCTTAATTGTCCCAACTACTTTTAACTTTAATTTTTCTGCAATAATGCCCACTATTTGCTTGAGTGTTGTGTTTTCATAGGCTTTAGGCTTTAACGTGCGATTTGCCTTTCCAATACCTGTACTCAACGCCTTGATTTGAATATATGAAGGTCGGTAGTTATATTCCACCTCGTCAATTTCAAACGCACCAAGGTCGGCCAGCAGCGCCCCTTTGTAACCAATAGCCGCCTTTAATTTATCCCCTTGCGTTGGATACCACTGCCGCACCCATTTTCCGCTAATATCCTCAAACGTTAGCGTCAGCTCGTCTGACTCGCCCTCAAGATTATCGGTGTACGCCAGCTCAATTAAGTGGGGTTCAATGTCAGCAGTAATATTGGTTTTTTCGTATAAAATGGAAAAGTCAGGGGTTGGCATGTTACTATTCATTATTACCTCTCAACCACGGCGGCATTGATTCATTATTTGTAGGCTTAATATTTAGCACCGGGATATAAACCGTAGCCCCTGTTGGCAGCACTTCGCACAATCCTATGTGCGGGTTGGCATTAATAATGCGTTCAAAGTCCAATGCGTTGCCATAATAGTAATAGGCAAGGTTGTCCCAACGCTCGCCTTGTTTTACGGTATGTTTAAGTACGGTCTGTTGTGTCATCAATTACGTCCTCATCTTTGCGTAAAACGACCCAGGCGGTCATTTCTGCCACAGGCGCTGCAGCATTATCAACCCGCTCATTAATATCATCCAGCGCGCTATCTGCGGGCTTAAACCAGTTATTCCAATCCGCACCGCCGGATTGTTTTCCTAGCGTTAGACTATCTTTCATAGACATTAAATCTTCATAAATACCCGCACTTTCCCGGGCTAAATCACTCGCCGCTGGCAGCACTTTATGCACACCTTCCAGCAAATCTCTCATCCCGGTAAGCTCACCAAAATTACCAATCGCCCCGTCAAGATTTTTTAAAATACCAGGCAAATATGCAAACGCGGCAGCCGGGTCATCAGATAGCTGGCGAACAACGGCCACGGTATCTCTAACGCTGTCAATAATTTGTCGGCCTTGGTTAAATAACTCCGCACCTTTTTGCACGGTTTCTTTTACCTGGGATAACGCCTTTACCGCACCCGCTGGCAAAATAGATCCGAGCAAGGAGTTTCCACCAATGTTTAATGCTGCGCCTAAAGGGTTCTCTTCAATATCGCCTACAAATTCACGCAAGCTAATATTCATCTCGCGGCATAGGGCGTTCCCGAGCTTATCTGTAAACAAGGTGACCGATGATATATCGGTGATCACAAAATTGCCCTTATACTTCCCGCGACCAATAATCAATGGCAGCGCGGCTTGTTTTGATTTTGCCCCCAACAATTCTTGATAACGACGCTCAACTCCGCCAAGCGTATGATGCAAGCGAATTGCAAAATTAAGCTCAGTGAGCTTCTCGCCCATAGCTTGCAATCGGGGTTTTCCTTTTAAGACCGCATGCTCTGCGAAATCTGCCGCATGGGTTTCGTTAAAATCCGTTAAATCAACAGGCTCAAATGCCACACTTCCTAACATAAAGTACATTAATATGCTCTCCGTTGTTGTTGGTCTAATACGCGCTTCAACATCATTTCAAACTCGTTTAAACTCATCTTTAAGCCTTGTTGAACCTGGTTTAAAACGCCGTTTCCGTCACTATTTGAGCCGCCATTAACATTGATTGTTGGGTTAAAATTAACCACCACGCTATTAGCCGCTCCAGCGGTTTGCGGCATAATGTCCGCACGATTGAGCGGCTGATAATTGGCAAGAACGCCCGTGTTATGGGTCACACCATTTAACCCTACAGCTCCAGCAAGGTTATCTGATGCGGCTTCTGCCATCGGGATGGATTTATTCATGCCGATTGCCAAACCTTCGACGATATTTACACCATAACCTTTAAATACACGGCTAGGGCTGTGAATTTCAACTTCACTGGTGAACCAACCTTTAATTGATTGCCCTAAACCAACTACCCATTCTTTTGCACCTTCCCAAGCGTTACGAATACCATTGACTAAACCCTGAATAAGATTTGAGCCAAATTCACTAAATTTACCCGGTAACTCAATACCAAATAAATTCAAGACTGGCTGTAAAATCTGATAGAACAAGCCCAAAGGCGACCAATTCAGAATAGTTGCGGTAATATTGCCAATGCCGGATGTAAAGAAATTGCTGATATTTGTCCAGGCAGTTGAGCAGAAATTTGTGATACCGTTCCAGGCGTTAGAAAACACCCCGGAAACCTTGCTCCATAATTCAGAGAACCATGGCCCGACTTTCGCCCAATTTTCATAAATTAAATACGCGGCAACCGCAATCCCCGTAATGATTAACCCGATTGGATTGGTAAGCAAAGCGCGACTCATAATTAAGATCGCTTTTCCAAACATCATCGCGCCCTTTATCACGTAGCCTATTAAATAACCAAGCCCAAGTGACAGGTTGCTGATTGCTGAAAATAAAAATTTCCCTAAGAAGCCGCCCAGGAATTTCCCCGCTTTAATAAACGGCAATAATCCAGCCGCCACAAAAGAAAACGCTGAGTGAAGCGTTAATAAGCCGCCCACAACAGCCGCAACACCGCCACCAATCGTCAAGACCCAGTCCATAATTTGCGGGTTAGTTTCCACCCATTTTGTGATGCTATAAATGACCGGCGTGATATTTTCAACAAATGAAGAAATCACTGGCAAAAATGCAGACCCAATTTTTGTCGCCAATTCTGAAATGCTGCTTTTTAACTTGGTGAGCTTGTTTTCTGCTGTATTACTCCGATTCTCAAACTCGCGCTGCATAGAGCCGATATATTTTAAATTCCCTTGCTCATCGGTTTCTTGCAATAACCCTAACTGGCGGTTATATTCCCCGGTGTTTTGTGCGAGCAACAATACATCATCGGCATATTGTTTACCGAATATCTTGGCAAGAAGCGGATACTGCTTATCTTTCGGCATCTGTTTCACTTTTTCAATGAAAGACGAAATCGCGCCTTGCGCGTCTTTATTCATCGCAGCTGCAAAGCTTTTTGTCGTAAACCCTAGCTGTTTTAACTCTTTCGCATGTTCGCCGGCTTTAAGTTGTAAAAATGCTGCCGACATACCTTTTACTGATTGCGCGGCAAGCTCAGGTGCTTTCCCCATTGAAAGGAAGGTAGATCCTAGCGCGGCTGATTGTTTTTCGGTAAGCCCAAGCATTCTTGTATCAGAGCCGACCCGTGTGATGACATTTACAATATCTTTCGCTTTCGAGTTGGCATTATCGGATAGGTGGTTAATCACATCACCAAATTGCGCCATCTCTGTGATTGGCTTGCCAAGCACGTTTGCCATGGTTGCCATGGCTTCACCGGCGTCACCCGCCGCCATATCGAACGCGACGCCCATAGTCGCCGCATCTTTGGCATAGCCTAATAGATTCTCTCGTGCGACACCTGATTGACCGCCTGCGGCAACAATAGCGGCGATTTCTTCACCGGCCATAGGAATTGTGCGGGTCAGTTTCAAGATGTCGTTACCCATTTCTTTGAATTGAGCTGGCGTATCAAAGTTTACGACCTTTTTAACATCGGCCATTGCGCTTTCAAATTTAATTGCGGGGTCGGCTAGACCGCGAATAGTCCCCATAGTGGCGGTAACGGATGACGCCAGTGCTGTAAACCCGGCTACTCCAGTTTTAGCCAATGCGCCCATCTTTTTAGACGTGCTAAGGCTCTGGTCTTGCAATATTTTAAAACTATTGCAAACAGAACGAATGCCCTTAACCGCACCTGTCACGCCGGCTGTAATGACTAATCCTATTGCTAGATTGTTTGACATGTTTTATAGTCCCGTTTAATTAATAAGGAGGAAGAAATGACAAGAGAAAAATGGGTGGAATACACACAGGCTGTTTTATTGCTTGCACTTGTTTTAAGTTATCTCGCCAGCCTTTATCATTTTTTAGTTTTTTATTCAGAAAGTAACTCGCTCTCATGGATTTCCGTTTGCGTATCTGCTTTTTTATTTGCACTACCGTGGATATTGGTCGGCGTCCTGGTGATGTTTTCGTGTAGAGTTATTATCATCTCGCTTTTTGGCCTATTCACCACGCTTCAAACCATACTTAAACACTAAACAAAAAGCCGCTTAAATAGCGGCTTTTGTGTACCTTGCTTTTATCTGCCGCTCCGCTTGAATAATCCAACGTTCCACTTCATCAAGCGTCATCTCTTCCAGCTCGCTTGGCTGGAATCCAAACCAAAAGGCCAAGTCGGCCAGGGCTGCATTAAGGCTTTCCGCGACTACTTTCCCTTTTGCATTTTCTCAACAATTTTTGATGCGGCCTGGAAGTCGGCAATATCAAGCTCGTCAATATCTTCAGGCACTAAGCCTGTGACGATTGCAAGCAAACTCACCGCCATTTCGGTTTCGGTTTTACCTGTCATTTTGCGAATATCGCGCACTTTCGGACGGCGAATTTTTAACTCGGTGATGGCATTTCCTTGCCCGTCAGGGAATGGAAACTCTAATTTAAGAATGGTTTCAGACATAAAAAAACTCCTTTGTGAGTAGATTTGTTTAACTTCACAAAGGAGAATACAACTTTGACCGGTTGAATGATTTTAAATAGATTTAAAGGTTTTCACCCCTTTATTGACCGATATTAGTGCGGTATTTTTGCAACACATCTTGGCCGTTTACACGGTAGATATTTGCAAGCACGTCAATAAATAAGATCTCTTTGCCGGCTACGGTCTGTTTGATTGAATAAACATCTACCGTATCACCAAACTCTGAATTCTCTTTATTTTTCTGCGCTGTACCACCAATTTTGCTGGCTGACACATTCATAATGGTCACCATCGGCTCTTCTGCAGCCAACCCGCGTGAATCAAACACCTGGAGGTTTGAGCGGATCATTAGCTGTGAATTTTTATAAGGGTTCAACAACAACGCGCGCACTTCCGGGTAAAAGCTATCCCAGGTGATTTCTGCTTCGATAGCGTTCGTGCCGGCTGGAAGTTTAATTTCACCATGCAGCCCTAAGCCTTTGTGAGCAACCTTTTCAAACTCAATGTCCGGGATTTTCACTTCATTCGCACGCCCCATTTGACTGTTACCGTTAATGTACACGTTGCCGTTGACGATTTGATTAATAGAAATACTCATCGGTTTTTACTCCTTAGCGTTGTGAAACTAAATTCACTAAGTATTTACGGGTCATGACGGACTTGTTCGAAATCAATTCCGCTGGAAGTTTAGGGGTGTAGTCATAAACTAACGGCACGTGACCTTTGCTGAATTCATCAACTAAATCAGTGTCATAATCAAGACTTACGCTGTAGCCCACAATACTCGGAAGCGCACGCAAATAGGTGTCTACCGTTTCAAGCAAGCTGTCAATTAATGCATCGTCGATTGGACGGTCAATGAATTGCAACTCTGTGCGGCGGATGCTTTCATCAATTAAGTCACCGGTGCGAAGCGCGGTTTCAAAGTTGATGATATGCGTGACGGTAGGATAATTTGATGAGCGGTTACCCCATAATCTGAAACCTGTACCAAAGCTGTTGAAAATGGTTGTAATACCCACCGCATTTAACTGGTTGGTCTCTGATTGTTCATCATCAACACGCGCAGTCAGTGGGATTTCCATGCCAATCACCCCTTGTAATGGGCGGTTTGATGTTGAGAACCAGTACCCATTTTCGGTATCGGTTTTCATTCGCAAGCCAGCCGCATGCACCGCAAGGCTTTCCAACGTATTGCTTGAGCCGATAGCATAAGGAAAGAAGTGGCGCGCACGCTCTGTGCTTGCAGACGCGTTGATTGTTCCCAATGGGCCACGGCCTTTGATTGCATCAGAAAGACTTGTGCCTTTTGGTAATTGCACATAAGCCACTGCTTTCAACTGTTCTGCGAGCGTGGTTAATGCTGCCGCACAACTTGCTGTCTTATCAAACTCAGGACAGATTAAAATCTTCGCATCAGCACCGTATAGGTTAAAGCCATCGCGCAATAACTCAAATCCTTTGCGTTTACCACTTACCGAATCAATGCCACCTTTGATGTCGTCTTCCGTCACTTTTGTTGGGTCGGCGTATTCATAGGTCGCTTTTAAGGTTTCGTGTTTTGCTTTTAGAGTAATTTCACCCGTTTGCAAATCCACTGCATAATCGCTGCCTTCGGTTAAAGTACGATCTGCGGTTAAGGTTAAATTTAAAAGACCAGGATGCTCGGTTTTAGCGCGCAAGGTGTTATCGTCTTGCGTTAATACTTCATCGGTAACGCTTGTTTTGTGTTTTGCTGGGTCTAAAACATTGACCACATACACTTTACCCGCTGAATAGCGCGATAAAACATCAAATGCGTCGGGAAGCGTAAAGCCCTTGCCTAAGATTACGCCAAATTTTGAAAAATCTTTAGTCGTTTGACACACAGTCAATTCATTCACCGCGCCGATAGGTGCTGTACCAACGATACCAATAATTGCACCGTCGACAGTTTCCACCGCAACAGAACCACCTGCTACGCGAATTGTTTTCGTCCCGTGATGGAATGCCATAATTTTCTCCTATGGTTGTTTGGGATTAGGTTTATCCCCCCCCCGCCCCGGGCGCCGCGCAGGTGTTTCCAGTCGGCGGTGAACTCATCAAATTCTGTGTAGCTCATGGTGGCCAGTACGGCACGGGAATCTTGGGCAATGGCCACCCCGAGCTCCGTCAGTTCTTCAATGCGCGGACCCAGAATTCTCCGCACACGGTGGCGCAGCCCTTCAGTGATGGTGGGTGTTTCTATGATCCAACGGTTGGCGGGTTCACCGGGCAGGATATAGACCCCGGTGCGGCGGAGAATGACTTGGTGCAGCGTTGCCACGTTTTTCTCTTTTCTAATAATTCCCGTTAGATGCCAGCCGAGATCCTGCCGACGGTGTGTGGTTGGGGTACAAAATGACGGGTGGATTA